TTACGTGCCGCACTTGTAGACGCCTTCCGGCGCTCCGGACGCCCGGATGACAGTGGTGTCGTGTGTCGTGCATTGCGGCTGTCCGCCGGCGTCTTCACCGTTGGCGTTGCACGGTTCGTTCGTAGCCATTGCGCCTGTCCTATTCGGTGGGAGTTGGTAACCCGCCCCGGTAGACCGGAACTTCAGGAATAGCGGGGCGGGAGATTTGGGGCCACCCGAGGCGTTCGCCCATAGCCTCGGGTGGCCATCGCGCTCCCCTCTGCGTCGCTGTGGATACGCGACGGGGGCAATTACGGGGGATGTTGTAGCCCTCCGTGAGGAGCGCGCCCGGCCACAGGCAACCGGGGGTCTAGGTAAGACTTCAAGAACGGTTGCAGCACATGCGACACGGCGTCTTGTTCGCGTTCTCGGCTTTCCTGAGTGACACGACAACCACCTGTGTGGCGTTGCATCGGCCCAGTACCACGCATCCTTGGACCGCGTGGTACCGGCTGCCACCCTTCGCGACATAGACCGCTGTCGTGATCGCTTGTTGCCCGCTCATGCGTTTCCCTGTGGTTGACTCAAGCGTTAAGACGAAATCCTGGGGCTCGGCCCGGGGAGTTCATTTCCGATCTTGCGATGGTCCTCGGGGTGCCCGTACTTCATGTGCACGGTCATCGCTTCGGCGGTTGCGTACACAGCCTCCAAGTCCTGACCTTTGATCGCCTTGCCCGCCTTCTTGCGAAGCTTGGCGCACTGAATACAGCTATCGGGATCGACGTTCCCAGCGCGAGGCGCGGTCAGGTTCAGGAGTTCCTGAACTGACATCTTGTTCCTTTCTGCCCCGCCCCTGCCGGGATTCCGAAAGGCGGTGGGGGAACCTCATTCGACACATCCGGCAGGGGCAGGTGTCTATAGGCGGAATGTCGCTCCGATGACGAATCCGCATGAGCCGCTAATCATCGTGATGAGAAGCGGCCCGGTGCAGGCGGCAACGCGGTGATAGATGGCTTTCACGGCGCGCTCTCCCTATCTCGATCTCGGCACCCTTGCTTGCACTTCTGTGACTTGCACGGCACGTGAGGCGAGCCGGGCGGTAGGTAGACCACGCCGGATTTCACGTCCAGCGCTCCCCCGTACTCCGTCCACCACCCATCAGGGCTCCCCTCGTAGGGAGTGCCCGCGAACGGGTCTGCGGGCTCTACGGCCGACCCCATCGCTCCGCCTCCCCCTCAACAGGAACTCCGTCGTGCTTGGGATGCCGCCGAAGCAACACCCGACAATCGGTTGCCTTCGTCTGGTCGCCGCGCCGCGCTGCGTCCGCCAGTTCGGCGCGTAGCTCCGCGCACCTCGAACAGCTCACAGAGACCTCCCCAGCGGTCCGTACTGCTGCCGTCGCGCGTAGTCCTGGTGCACCCGCTCACGAAGGCGCGTCAGGGTCTCGCTGTCCCCGTCGGCAGCACGCTCGTGCTCCGGCGGGTCATCGGCAACGGGGGTCTGCTTGTCGGGGCACTCGGGCTGTCCGCATGTGCACTTCGGCCCCGCGGACAGCGCCGACCGGAGCGGGTGAAAGGCGTCTTGAGGAACGTTGGCGTTCACCACCCCACCCCCTGGTCCGTCGCGGGGTGGGGGTGGCTGGCAATCACCTCGTTGTACGTCTGGACGCCTTGCACGTTGTGCCGGGCCCGGCACAACGTGCGCCGGTTCCGCGCCGCCTTGCAGATCAAGCACTCAGACACGGGCACGGGTTCAGCGGGTGGCGCCTGGGCGGCCGGTGTGCTCGTCGCGTCCTCGCGTTGGATCACTGCCAACACCTTCTCCAGGCCGGCCTGTGCCTTCGTCAGGTTGGTGCGCGTGGGGCGGGCGTACGGGCCCCGTCGGATTCCGGCGGGGTACGGGGCCCAGCGACTGAGCCAGGTCTCGCCGCCCGACTCCTGGCGGGGCCGCCAGACCGCGCGTGCCACCATGCGCACGTCCAGCTCAGCCACGTCGTTACGGTGCCGGGCGGTAGGGGGCTTGGGAGTGTGGTTCCGGGACACTTCGGTTCCTCTCCGTAGTGCTTCCACTACCGGGAGGGCTCAGCGTGGTCTACAGTCGGGAACCCTTCAAGTAATCAGAATCGAAGGACGAGTTGGGGAAGTCATGGTCAACCGCAAGGAGTTGGACCCTGAAGGTAGCCCGGAAGCGGCCTATGGGGCCCGTCTGCGCAGGTTGCGGGAGGATCGCGGTTGGGGCCAGGAAGATCTAGCCGGGATCATGGAATATTCCAGCCAGCATATTTCGGCTGTTGAAACTGCTCGGAAACCGCCAACCCTGCGTTTCTCGCGTACCGCAGACCGCGCCTTCGGCATCGCGGAGACAGCGGACACGTTCGAGCGTCAGTACCGCGAGATCAAACACGGCAGCCTGTTGGAAGGCTTTCCGGAGTACGTCGGGTATGAGGGCCGGGCGGTAGAGATTCGACAGTTTGAGATTGGGATCATCCCCGGCCTGTTGCAGACACCGGAGTACGCACGAGTGTTGGCGGACAGCGCCGTGCGGCGGGGTGCCATTACGCCCGAACAGGCCGATGAACGCGTCTCGCTCGTGGCCGAACGGCAAGCGGCACTTGTCCGGCCCCGGCCACCCATAGTGTTTGTGACCATGGATGAGAGCTGCATCCGACGGCCCGTTGGCGGACGCTCCGTCATGGATGCCCAGTTGGCACGTCTGGTTGAGTTCGCCGAGCTGCCGAACACGCTGCTACAGGTGGCACCGTACGAGATAGGCGAGCGCCGCACGCTCAACCTGCCTGTCAACGTCTTGACGCTGTCAGACCGGTCCGTGATCGCCTACGCCGAGTCCCAAGCCCAAGGACACCTAGACCGAGAGAACGCGTCCGTGACGCCCATGCTGACGGCTTACCATCAATTACAGGCCGAAGCGCTCTCCCAAGCGGTGTCAGTGGCCATGATCGAGCAGTTGCGAAAGGGCACCCCGTGACGACCGAATCCCCCGAATCCCCCCGTTGGTACAAGTCCTCCCACAGTGACAACGGCGGCACCTGCGTGGAGGTTGCCGCAAACCTCGTCGCCTCGCGCGGCGTGGTCCCCGTTCGTGACTCCAAGAACCCGGCCGGTCCGGTTCTGGACTTCACCGCCGGCGCGTTCTCGTCCTTCGTGGCGGGCGTCAAGGCCGGAGAGTTCGGCGCTGTCTGAGCGTTCTGGCGGCCCTGTGCTGCCTCTCCTGCCCTCGTGGCACGTTCGGGAGGGTTGGGTCGCTAGCTCCTTCTTGGTGGCCCGTAGAACGCAGATGAGCCCCCCGCCAGCAACGGCGGGGGGCTCTCTCATGGGGTATCAGGTTCAGCGGGCCCAGTGGTGGCCGAGCGACCGCTCACCGTTGGATGCCACGGTGTAGATCACGAAGGACGCCACACGGTTACGGACGACGCGCCCGCGCTTGCTGTCGTAGCGAAATCCCGTTTTGACGTTCTTCTTGATCTCCTCCACCTCCTTCATGTTCATGGCGTCGAAGTAGGAGACGGGCCCCTTTCCTGGGTCGATCAAGTAGAGGGCCTTGCCTGCGTGGCCTTCCACCTCTACGTGGTAGGTGATGGTCGGGTCTGCGGTCTTGCCGTTGGCCTCGTACCAGATGGCCGTAGGTTCGCACTGTTCGTCGTCGCAGGTGCAGAAGCACCCGCAGTCGTCCACAGGACGAATCCAGAACTCTTCCTCCCCGATCATGAAGCGGGGGACGATCGCATCATGCGCGCACAAGGCCACAAGCGCCTTCGCCTCTTGGCTGGCTTTGTAGAAGGCGCAGCCACAGTGCCGAGTTTCCCGCTTGTCCACGCCGCACGCTTCCGCATGCCGGTCGAGGTAGTACTCCTCCATGGATTCGGCGTCGTAGCCCAGGTACTCCAGAGCGTCCGCCAGGTTGGGTGTGCACTCCACGCGCCACTTCGGCTCGCAGCCCGGCACGTTCGAGCCCACGTGGTAGCGGGTCTTAGGGATCACGATCTTCCTTTCACGTCAGTTTGGCGGTGTGCGATCCTGGGACGTGGGCTCCCGCCACCTTGCCTGTGGCGGGAGCCCAATCCTTTGGAGCTGTCAGGCGCCCAGTCGGACGACTTCCAGCCGCTGGCCAGTCATGCCTTCCTCCTCATTGCAGAGCTGGTCCAGGTGGTCGCCGCATGCGTAGAACCAGGTGAAGACCCTGTCTCGGCGCTTCACCTGCCATACGGCGTCTATCTGGCAGATCCTCATGAGTTCGTCGTGACCGTCACAGCGTTTCGCCATTCGCCCTCTCCCTGGGTAGCGCCAGGGCGAACCCTGGCTACAGGGGGGCGGGAGGCCCGGCCGACTTGCCTTCGGCGGAACCTCTCGCGGTTACCAGGTCAGATCTCTGACACGGCGTTTCCCCTGTTGATTTATCAATGTGCCGCCGGGGTCGTTCCCTCCCGACACCCAGAACAATACACAACCCGTACGGGGTTGCGCAGGCCCTTCGGTACATGTTCCCGGGGAATGACGTTGAGGCTTTGCCGGGTGAACTCCATTGGCTTCCAAGAGTGTTGGCGAACTGGCGCTACCGAGTGGCGTGCAGCACGATGAATGCATGCCCGAACGATTCCCGTACAGCGTTGGGAAACGGGCGACCGGAACATGTTCCGGACCCCAAGGGCTGCACCCTGCACGAGACACGCGAAGGGCCCCGCCGACGCAGGCGCGCCGACGGGGCCTCGCATTTCAGTGCGGAAAGGGGCGGGTGGCACTTGCCTTGCCACCCGCCCCAAGAGCGCCGCTACCGGCTCAGACGTTCTCGATCCGGACTCCGCCACGCGGCCCGAGGAACAGCCGTGCCGTCGGGTAGTCCACAGCTACCGCCCAGCCGTCGCCGTCCCTGTTCGCTGCATACAGGTGAATGTCGGTCTCCTTGGCCTCCACGCACGGGTAGATGATGGCTCCTTGTGCGAGGCCCACAGTGGCGCGGCCGTCCTCGTCGAAGTCCACGACGTGCGCCTGATCATCCACCGGATAGCCGTTGCTGTCGGCGCGACGCCAGAGGGCGAGCTTGGCCGCCTTGAGCGACGACCACGATTCCATATGGGTGACCACGTCGCCCGTGGCGTAGCCGGTCCCGCCGTGCCACACACCGAACACACGCATTTTTCCTCCTAGTTGGGGGTTGTCGGTCGCTGCTTCGTTCCCAGCACCGAGAAAGATACGTGACCCGTACGGGGTTGTCAGGTGGCGATTTCACCATCGTGATCGGCGTCCTCATGGTCTTCGTCCCAAGGCCGGAAGAGTGCCCCCAGGGAGATCTCTTGGAGTTCGGTTGCGTCCCAGTGCCGGGGGTCGCCACGGTCCAGGACGGGCAGGCCCATGAGGGCGGCGTCCTCCGGCGTCAGGCTTTCGGGCATGGGTGCTCCGTTTCAGAATGCGCCGCCCATTGGGCAAGCGACTTGGCGTGTTTGCTGGAATTGCAGTCGCGGCAGGCGGCCACGACGTTGGCCGCAACATCTGGCCCGCCGTGGGCCAGGGGGACCACGTGGTCCAACTCCTCCGCCGGGCCGTCGCAGTAGCAGCACCCACCCCAGCGGGCCAGGATCTCCGCGCGGTCGTAGGGATCAGGCCGGGGCCTACGGCGCCTGCGCGCGGCTTGCAGGGAAAGGTCAGGCATACTGCGCACGGGCCGGCGCTGGGCTGTGAGCCGGCGGCGGGCAGCCGGCGTCACGCCGCTTCATCCTCCAGCTCCTCCGAGACGCGTTCGGCCACGGCCCGGAGCTTGGCAAGAGTGCGGGTGCGCATCACGGCCACCGTGTTGGCCCGGTCGATGCCCATCACGTCGGCTATCGCCGCGTTGTCCGGGCTGCCGTCCTCGTTCGCCAGGTGGGGGTCCGGGGCTATCCCGTAAGTGAGCCGGAGGACTTGCGCCTTGCGGTCGTTCACGGTGGCCAACAGGGCGTGCGCCAGGGCGATTCGCTGGACACGCTGGCGCTTGTCCAGGTCCCGGGCCTCTATCAGGTCGTCCGGCAGGCCCAAGCAATAGGGATCGGCCAGGGACTCCACGAGAGGAATCGTTTCTCCTTCCGCTCCGCGTACCCCGGCCGGTGCGTCCAGCGAGTCCGTTCCTTGCATGACCCGGCGAACGTGGCCGGCCGTCTCCGCCGACATGCGGTGCCCGTCCCCCGGCAGGACCGTGCACAGGTATTCGGCGGCTTCCCAGTCGCCCCCGACCACGCCCAGGCAACGCAGGAACGTGGCTCGTTGATCGGCGGTTGCGCCGTTGTCCGCGCCCCCGTTGGCGGCCTCGTAGATGCGCATGTGGATGCGGCGGTATGCGTGCGTGGTGTACTGCGCGCCCTTGTCGGGCCGGTAGGTGCCCAGCGCTTCCAGGGCTGCAAGCCGGCCCTCCTGGCACAGCTCTTCGAAGAGGTCAGCGTGGCCGGCAGACGACACGGCCGCCGTCCCCACATGCCGGGCGGCGGCCTCTCGGACGTAGGGCTCTGCGGCCTCCAGAACGGCCGCTACTGCGTCCGCGTCCTGGTTTTGGGCAGCACAAATCAAGGCGTGGGAAAGCAAGGTGGGATCTCCTGGGCGAATGGGCCGCCCCGCGCGGCGCTTGCCGGCGTTGTCTGGGGGCGGTTACGGCCCAGCCCGATCCCGAGCGATTCGAAGAAATGTTCGAATCGAAGGGCGCAAAGATCCCGTCTCTTAAGGGGTCCGGAACATGTTCCGGACAGCACATGACTGCGTGGGATCGACGCGGGGCCCGGGGACGGTGGGCCGTACTGGCGTCAGAGAGGGAGCGCGTGCCACGGGGCCGCGAACGCGGGGCCGTGGTGGCTCAAGAGACGGAAAAGCCCCGACCGGTAATTGAGACCGGGCGGGGCTTCAAAGCCGCTAAGCGGCTAGCTGGTTAGCGTGCGCACGCTAACGATTCCGTCCGGGGCTCAACCCCGGACGGTGTACTCCGCCATGCTGGCGGAGAGGTTCGACAACGCGCACCGGGCGTCACGGCCCTCAAGGGTGGCGTGGTCACACAGCGACGCGTTACGGACTGCCGTGGGGTCCGCAGCCTTCTTGGCGGCGGAGCCTCCGCTCAGCGTCGCCAGGTAGGCGAACACCTTCGTCGCTTGCCCCCGAGCGACGCCGGAGAGCTTGGCCTTACGGGATGAGCTTCGGTAGTGCCGCACGACGGCCCACAGGCGTGAGTGGCTCCCACGCTCAGCAGACCGCACCATGTCACGCGCCATGTCAGACCTCCTCGCCGATCCGTCTAAAAACTTAGACTGGAGCGTCGCACGTCGCATCACCCCGTGTCTATGTTTTTATACAGTGCGTCAAAGTCTTGTCAGTAACCCAAGGTGAGGTGGTGCCGGTTTGGAGAAAACCTAGACAAGCTGTCTAGAACGCGTTACTAAGGTTAGGCAAACCAGGGTGCGAGGTGGTCTCGCGTCCGTAGTGGTCGGAAGTGAGGAACGATGACCGAGTCATCAAGGAAAGATCTCGCCGATCTCGTGCGTACGCGGCGGGCGCAGCTGGGCCTGACCCTGCGCGAACTCGCCTCGCGCTGCGTTGATCCCCAGGACCCCGACGCTGGAGCGATGTGGACGCACGCCACCATTGGCAATCTGGAGAGCAAAACGATCAAGGCGCCCGATCTGCCGAAGCTTCGCGCCCTGGCCAAGGGGCTTGACCTCCCGTTAAGGCTTGTTCAGGAGGCTGCCGGCGTTCAGTACATGGGCATCGAGACCACGTGGAGCGACGATGGCGAGACGCGCACCCTCGTCCATCACTACTGGGAGCTGTCCCCAGAGGACAGAGCCAAAGTCCAGGCGATGCTCGAAGCGTGGGGAAGCCTGGGGAGGCGCGACGCTCCGTGAGTGTTTCGCCGCCCACCCGACCTAGCAGCGGATCGGCACCTGGCGACACGCCGCGGTTACCTGTCGCGGAGATCAAAAACACATGCGATGATCCATGACCCACTCACGCCGTACGGGGGTACAGAGAGATGACAGAGCCGGAGATATACGCCGCCGAGGTGCGCTATGAGGTCGACCGGGAGGGCAAAGTGCCCGCTGGTCGGGCGCTGTTCGTGTCTGAAGAGCCCGGGCTCATAGTGGCAACCTTTCGCCCAGGTGACGCCAGTGAAAAGCTCTGTGAGCAATTGAACGTTGTCAGTCGGCACATCTTCCGCAACGGCCTCTGGGCGACACGGTGGGGAGCAGACGAGAGCACGGAGCCCAGCGAGCATACGTTGCTCAAGGTCCGGTTTGAGATCCTTCCGGCCGACGCTTTCCCTGAAGTTCTTGTCTGCCTCCCTCGGGACCGGCCGGGCGAGTTCGTGTGGTTCATCCGTGATCCGCACATGTCCCAACAGGCTTGCGACGAATGCAACGCGTACCTCGAGAAATCCATCCGAGCCGGCCTGTGGATGCAGCGATGGAACCGGGACGAGGGCGAGACGGAGCGCTTTTTCTTCCCGGACGAGCTGGAAGACCCCTGAAAGTGCCGGACCCTCAAGGGTGGAGCCCTGGCGGCGCTGGCTCATCTCAGACGAGCTTGGCGCTGACCGCATCGGTCTTGCTTGCCGGAACTCGCCACTCCTCAGGCAGACCGTACCCACCCGCCCATGTGGGCCCGTACACGTCTGCTCCCGCGTCGATCGGGACACCGAACAGCGACATCCGCACTGTTTCCGCAACTTCATTTGCGATACCAGCAGCGTCCGCCGTCGGCGCTGTACCCAGCACCTCATCGTGCACCCAGAGGTTGAGATGAGCAGTCAACCCCTTGTCATCCAGGTCCAAAAGAGCCTGCCCCATGGTGTCCCGGGCGGTGGACTGACACAGATACGCAACGACGCGGAACACCTTGTCCCGGTCCAGCACGAGCCGGCGCCCCGAAGGGGTTCGCACCTCGCATCCATTGGCGAGCGCGTGACGCTGCATGGCGCGAGCCCATCGCTTGATACCTGGATAGGCCCGCGCGTACCGGTCCAGTGTGTCCCGCATGACGGCCACCGGTAGGCCGGTCTGCCGGGCCAGGGCAGCTGGCCCGCCCTGGTAGCTCGTACCGAGACCTGCCACCTTGGCCAAATTGCGCTGAGCCTTGGTGAATTGATCACCAAACATCAGCATTGCTGTGAAGTCGTGGAGGTTACGGCCCTCCTTGATCGCGGCGCACATACACGGCTCCTGCGACAGGGCCGCCAGCACCACGAGTTCCACACTGGACTGATCCACGGAGAAGTACGCATGTCCTGACTCAGCGATGATCGCGCGGCGGATCGTCCAGTCCCTGGAGGGGAGCTGCTGCAACGGCGGGCCGGAGACGCTGGCGCGTGCGGTGCGGGCTCCGAGCGTGTTGATACTGGGGTGTACTCGGTCGTTGGCGTCGCGCCCTTCCAACATGGCCAGTGCGTATGACGTGCGCCAGCGCGAAGCTCGCTTGGCATGGAGAACCGCGTCAGCCAACGGATTTGGCCGCCGGCTGGCGCGCGGGTTCCATTGGTCGTCCAGGTCCGCCATGTCCAGGAGGACGGCCTTGTCCACGCGACGAGCACCCGATGCCGTCACCTCCGTCAGCGTCTCCCCCATCCCCATGAGTGCGCTGGCCACTTGCGCCGTGGAGTTGACGTTCCGCACTCCATAGCGGGCGGCACGGCGGGCGTGGTGTTCGGCGTCCCGCTCCAAGCGGTCCACGAGCCCGCGGGTGTACTCCACATCCAGGAGCATTCCCGTGCGCTGCATTCGCGCGCATATCGCCATCAAGCGATGTTCGAACTCCACAAGTCGATCCGGGATGGCCAGCCGGTGCATCTCCGCCATCAGCTTCGGATGAAGGCGGAAGGTGATCAGTACGTCCAGACCCGCATACCGCTGGTAGGTCTCATCCTCGTACGGGATTCCAGACCACCCCGTGTGTTCTGAGAGGCCGTAGGCGCGAAACGCGCTCTTCAGGCCGACCTGTGTGTCTGGTGCAGTCGGGTCCACGTAGTGGGCGGCCAAGGGCTTGAGGCTGATTCCCACTCCGCCCTCATAGTCCTGCCGGGAGTCACACAAGTGAGCCAGGATCTTGGTGTCTACGACCTTCGGCGCTAGTTCCTCCAGAGGCGCAACACCGTGGCGATCCAACACCAGGAGGTCATAGGCCGCGTTGTGGATCAACAGCTCTGGGGCCTTGGTGACGACTTCACGCGCCAGGGCATGGAAGTAGGGGCCGCGTTCCACAGGGATGACCCAGGCTGTGTCACCCGTGCCGAACTGGACTGTCCGGAGCTGGTGGTCTGGGCTGTAGATGTTCAGCCCAGAGGTCTCGGTGTCCAGCGCCAGAGACCTCGGGTTGTTCTGCTTGAGCCACTGGACGGCCTCTTGCCCGTCCTCCTGGGTCTCCACGGCGTGGATGGTGGTCTCCGTGCCGGCTATCTGGTGGCGGTAGGTGCGCAAGGTCTCTCCCCGGTACGGGGCCAGCCGCCGGCCGCCGTAAGGCGCCGGCCTGTATTGCGGCATGCGAAAAGGGGGCCAGCCCGCAGGCCGACCCCCTTTTTCGGTGGTGTCGCGTTCTTACTTCGGCTGGCCGAAGATGTCTGCACCGGTGTTGTCTGGGGCCGGTTTCACGGCCCGGCAGTCGCGCAGGTTGCGGAACCCTCGTATGCCTCTGTGCACGCCGCTGCCGGCCCCTTCAGCCACGCCAGGGAAAGAGCGCACAGCCGCGTACACACGCGGCTTGGTCATCCTGTGCCGGATGCCGGAGTCTTCGCACCACGTCTGGTAGCGCTCCCAGACCTCCGTCCGGGTCGTGAACGCGCCTTCCCCCACTTCGAATTCGTCTCCGCCGGCCTCAATGAACCCGCTCAGGGGGTGGGAGGCGTCGCGGTATCGGGCAGTGGCCTTGTCCACAGCTGCCGGGATGGCCAGGCCCCGGCCGGCCTTGTACTGGGCGTACCACTCGATAGCCCCCCGCACTGCCCAGGCAGCTATCCCAGCACTCTCCTGGGCAAGTGCTGACTTGAGGTGTCGGTCTTCTCGCCCACGGAAGTCCTCCAGCCAGGGCACGACACGGACGCGTTGCCACAGTGCGGCATCTGTGGCGTCCACGTCGGGCGGGTAGTTCGTGTCCACCTGGACCAGGGCCGTGGGCCGGAACGTGATCTCCGACCGGGCGTAGACGCCGCGGGCCGTAATCGACTGGTCTCCGGTAAGCGACTTCATCAGGGCTTGGTCCAGTTTCATGCCGGCTGGCCACTCACTGGAGAGGACCAGTCGCTTTCCGCGAAGGCCCACAATGTCCGCCCGGGGTCCGCCGTTCTCCCGCCGGCGTTCGAACAGTGAGGGGTCCGCCCTCTTGATCAGCTCCCGGAATACGTTCTCCAGGCTGTCCGTGAACGTCGTCTTCCCATTCGTGGTTTCCCCAACGTGCATGACGAAGATCCGTTCCACAGCGTGGCCTGTGATGCCGTAGCCGGTCAGCATCCGTAGGAAGTCGGGTGTCTGCGGGCTTGTGGGGTGGCACTCCGCAAGGAAGCGTTCCCAACGTGGCGCCTGGGCGTTCGCATCGTAGTCCAGGTTCACGAAGTAGGTGTTCATGTCCTGCGGCGCGTGCTCACGCATTGCGCCATTGCGCAGGTCAACAACCGCATTGCGGAACGCCAGCAAGTGGGGGAAAGCGTCGAATTCGTCGGGGGCCGCGTAGACGCCAGGGATGGACGCCAACATGTCCACCATGGCCTTGACCCGGCTGGCGTTCTGACTCTGGTGGACGTGCTTTGCCAGCCGCTCCGGGTCCTGGCCTTTCTCATGGGGCATGGCGTGGATCACGGCTCGTACGTCTGCGTACAGGGCCTCTTGTGGAACGGTCCGCCAGTGCCGGCCGGTCCACTTCGACACCCCGACACCTGGCACCATCCGTATGTGGCCGCCCAGTTGGCGGTACAGCCGCTCTGCGTTACCCAGGTCTGTGAGCGGCAGGGGGGAGCCAGCCGTCTCCGTGATGAGGTCCGGAACATGTTCCGGCTCCCCCGCCGCCACATCTACGACGTGCACAGCGGCTCGCCGGACGGCCGTCCGCAGGACGACCGGGAAGGCGTCGGTGTCCCGGGCTCGCCACGCGGTCAGGTCGTCCCCCTGGTGGGCTATCTCCAGAAGGCGGACCACAAGGCCGGCGCGGGTGAGGGCGTCAGCGAGCGTGGTGTTAAAGCCGGCGCCGCCGGCGTCACGGTCGCCGGCAAGGATCACCTCCCTGTCCCCCAGGCCGGCCGCCAGCTCCTCCACCAGCGCCTCATTGCCGGCCAGCGTGGCGCCCCGAATGGGCACGGCGTCATAGTCGGCGGCAACGGCCGTCAGCCCGTCGCCGGGGCCTTCCGTGATGAACACGGGTCCGGTGTTGCTGGCACGCAGGACGCCGTACTTGCCCCACTCGGCTCCGTCCGGGTTGGACAGGCTGACCCACCGTGCTGGACAGTCGCCCGTCAGGTCACGGCCCTGGAGTCCTTTGGGGACGCCGTGGAAGTCCACGAGCGGGACCGTGACACGGGGATAGCGCTGGTAGGCCGGCGACCGGTGCGGGAACACCCCGTCAACCCCCAGGGCATCCACACCCAGGCCCAGGTCCGCGGCCTTTTCCGCATCGAGGCCGAAACGCTGCCAGACATACGCCCGCGCCCGCGCGGCCTCTTCGCTCTCCCCCATGAACGCCAGATTCGTGGTGTCCACGTAGGTGGCCAGGCTCGCAATGTGCCCAGGAGTGAGGTCTCCCGGAACGGGCTTGGAGGAGACCGTGACGCCCTCCCCCGGCGCCCAGTCGTACAGGTCTGCCGCGCTCCAGCCCAGCGCCGCCAGCACCTTGGCACGGTCCTGGCACACCCAGCAATTGACCAGGAGGCTCCCGTCCTCCTTGAGTCGAAACCACAGGGAGGGGCGGCTGTCCTCGTGGGCCGGGCACTGGACGCCATACTCCCCGCGCTCCTCCACAACCTGTGGGAAGCGGCCCAGGAACTCCGCGAGACTTTTCAAATCCCCTCCAACGCAAAAACGGGCGTGCACCGGTCCAGACCGTTGTCTGGGACCGGTTACACGCCCGTCCGGGGATCTATCCGCGCCGGCCGTCCTTGAGCAGCCGGCCGAAGGTTTCCAGGTCCATCACGACGTAGCCATGACGGACGTTCTTCCCGCGGCGTTTGACCACGGCAGCCCCGTAAGGCACTTCAGCATTAGCCGCCTCTTTGTTGGCTTGCTCCACGTACGCCGAGAAGCGGTGCGCTTTCTCGTCCTTGGCCTCCAGGACGAACGGATACGCATCGATGTCGCCTGTGTCGTGCTGGCCGGTCTGTACCTTCCGGCGGATCGGCAACAGGTGACGAGCTCCGAACTTCGGGGCCCCGCTCTCCGCCAGCGGGATACCCAATACCTCGTTCAGGTACCGGACTATGGCTGTCTCCCAGGCGGTGCCCCGGGACTTGTTCGGGTTGCTCACTCCATCCGCTCCCAGTTGAGAGCCGCGCTCTCAACGTAGGCGTCGACTCGGGAAGGGCCCCAACCCCGTTGTTCCTGGGCCAAGTTCTTCCAGAGGGTTGCCCTCCGGCGGGCGACACCCACCGTGTCATACGGCCCTTCTGCGTGCTGGTCCGTGCGCTCTGGGCGTTCAGCGTTGGCTGCGTAGGTCTTCACGATCACGGCGCGGTACACCCGGTCCGCGTCTACTGCGATGGTGCGGGCCATCAGGGGCTCACCCACTTCACGCTCACACCATGCGCGATGGCGGAGGCCAAGGCGTCTATGTACCGGGGCCAGTCCTCCCGCTCGCGTGCGGTCGGGAAGAGGTGTACTTCCCCGCCGGTCAGGGCGCGGATCTCTCCCAGCGGCGGGGACTGACTCCCCCTGATCTCCAGGACGTTCAATGTCGCTCCTTCTGACCGGAACATGTTCCGGTCACGACAAGGCCCCCGCCGTAGGTGCGACGGGGGCCGGTGCGGGCGAGAATCTAAAGTTCATCGCCAGGGATCGTTACAGCGACGTGTTCAGCTGCGATGGTCTCCACACGGAAGCTCCGCCGACGGACGAACCCGGACTCCTGACCGGTGGGCTTCACCTTGAGCAGGGGCACGACGCGCCCGCCGATGATCGCGGACGTGGTCTTGAGGACCACAGCCTCCGTCATCCGGACCCGGTTGGCCTGGCGGGTCGCGTAGACCACGGTGTCCCCTTCGATGATCGGGGCGCCGGTGAAGTCGTGGATATGGCCGCGCTTGCTCACGTTGCTGCCTCCTCGGGTGCAGTCGCGGCCATCAGGTAGGCGTAGGCGTGGAAAGCCTGCTGCCAGACCACGCCGTTGCCAAGGATCTTGAGTTGCTGGGATCGGCTCAGCCCCTCCACCTCGGTGACGAAACCGTGCGGAAGTCCCATGAGCCATTCCGCGAACGGGGCGGCCAGCCTCCTTCCCCCGCGCGGGCCTACCTCGGTCGGCCGCGGGGCCGCCTGGCCGGTCAGCGCCTCCCATCGACGGATGGCCGGGAGGTAGTCGCCCCACCAGCCGGAGGGGGACTCCGACAGGTCCGCTCCGTCTTCGCCGCTGGCGTAGGGCAGAAGGTAGACCGCTTCATCATCCAGGGTGGGGCCGTGGCCGCCGGCCTTGCGCTTGTCCGGGTGCTGGGCTGCCCCGCTGCCTCCCAAGTTGGAGGTGGGAGTCTTGAGCCACGGGCCAGTTGGGGTGAGATCCCGCCTTACCCGGGTTTGCAGGTCGTCATTTCCGGCGGGTCGACGGTCCAGTTGAGACGGGCCCCGCCCCATGCGAGCGGTCGGCGTCGGGAGCAGGTTCAGCGCACCTTGGAGCTTGAGGCTTCCGCTGCCATAGCGGGTTCCCCCCTGCGCGTCGGATGCCAAAGGCGTGGGAAGGTATGGCATCGAGCATGGGTCTGCGCCGCATTCATACGGTGGGAGACGGTGTGTGACCTCGTTCCCCAGCGGCCGACCCTTGCCGGAATTCGTCGTGGAGTGTGCGCTCATGAACGTGACCGTGGGCGTCGCGAACAGCGCTGGCGGGACGGGCGAGACAGAACCAGCGGTCCCGGTGGTGGGCGGCTCCCACGGCGGACGCTCGTAGGCACACCCATCGTGCGTCATACCCGATCGCGGCCAAGTCGGAGAGGACGACACCTTGGCCCCTGATTCGGAGGGCTGAGACGTTCTCCAGGAGGACGAGTCGGGGTCGTAGTATGCGAATGGCTTCAGCGACGTTCCGCCAGATTCCTGAGCGCTTTCCGGCAATGCCCTCTCTCTTCCCTGCATTGGATATGTCCTGGCACGGAAATCCGGCCGTGATGATCTCGACTTGGCCCGCGAGCTGGGACCAGTCGTAAACGGTGATATCGCCGATGTTCGGGGCGTCGGGGTAGCGGGCGGCCAGGACGGCGGAGGCGCCCTTCTCGGTCTCCGCGACCCAGGCGACCCGTGCACCGGTCAGGGCGCTGGCGGCCATGCCTAGACCCCCGTAACCAGCGCACAGTTCGAGAATCCGGGTGTTGTCTGAAGACATCAGAACGGGGCCTCATCCACCTTGGTCAGCGACGGGAGCGCCGCCTCCACGTCTGCCGGGGCCGGCCCGCGGACCTTGAGGAGCGGGTGGCGATAGGTCACGTCAACGCCGGCGGAGGTCGTGAACTCCACCAGTTCCAGGTACAGGTCACACAGGGCGGGGCCCTGCACCTTGTCCAGTGCGGTGAGGGTGGCCGGCAGAGACCGGGTGAAGTCCCAGGAGGAGGTCACCAGTCGGAAGACCCCAAGGGAGGGAGCCTCAGCCAGGCGGTAGCTGATTCGGATATCTGGCTTCGGGCCACGGCCGCTCTTCGCCAGGGCCCGGCGCTCCTTGAAGTCGCTCGGGCAGCCGCACGGCTTCCCGCGGTCCTCCTCCGGCTCCAGGAAGGCGACACCATCACAGGCGTGAATGACGCCCTGCATGCCGTACAGGGCCATGCGGGAGGAGACTGCCTCCGCGCCGTCCACGATGACGCGCACGCTGTCCGCGTTGGTCAGAACTTCGCGGTTGTCTTCCTTGGTGGTCTCCCATTCCTGCGGGGTACCGCCGTACAGGCCGGCCACGGCATCGGCCACTTCGGGGTCTCCGGTGGTGATCCGCCATGCGGGCAGGGCCACGGGCCGGTTGTTCAGGAGCTGGCCGGCGCGGAAGCGGCCCACGAAATCGGAGCTGAAGGTCTTCGGCAGAGCGTTGGGGTCGGTCTCGAAAATGCGCAGGGACACGCGGCCTCACTTGAATTCGCTTGACGGTGTGGGCAGCGCAAGGCCCCGGGGGCGTATGAACAGCCGGCCCCCGGGGCCTTGGCTCGGTGTCGTTGTCTGGGGGCCGTTACAGCCCCGCACCGGCTACTTGCGGCGCTGGCTGCCGGTCTCTGCCTCACCGCCGGAGGCGACGGGCCGGCCGATCACTCCACGCTTCATCTCGCGGTCCCAGTCGAAGACCGCCCGGAGGTTCAAGAACACGTCGAACAGCTCCGGGGCGTGCCGGACAGGGACAAGCTTCCAGCCCTCCGGGCGGACATGGAGGACGGCCGCCGCGTCGATATCAGGCAGGGGCTCAGACTCGCCGGTGTCGGCGCGGACGATCCTGTCTGCATTGCTGTACGCGGCAAGCTGGAGGGCCACGTCCTCATGCACGCCGGAACGGGTCGTCTTGAAGTCCAGCATCACGACTTCCCCCGCGATTTCGCAGATCGCATCGAAAGAGCCCGCATAGTTGTGGCGGTCACTCCAAATGGCATCCTCGATATAGAGGAAGCGGGGTTTCACCGTCTCCAGGAACTCCCGGAAGTGCCTTACGAAAGGCTCAAGTTCCGGGTGGACGCGGCCCGGATTCTGCCCCCGCGCAAGTCGCTCGAAGAGGTCATGGGCGGCAGTGCCGGTTTCCGCGGCCTCCTTGGTGATGCGTCGCGGGGCGCCCTTGAGGTAATCAACCGCGCCGGCCGGGTCCTGCATGGCCAGGCCCACCAGAGAACCGAGGTTCTTCACTGCTGCCTGAGCTACTTCCTTGGCTGCCCAGAACTGGAGGAAGGGTTTCGGCTGCATCGACAGAATGGAGGTCACGCCCGGGGCCTTGGCTCCGGAGTCGCTATCGACGTAGAAGCGGCTCCCGCCGCGCGTGATGGTGCTAAGGGCTCCCAATGCCCAACTCCCCTACTACAGGGCCTTCTAAGGCCGCTTGCGGCTTCCGGGGGAGTTGTCTGGGAGGGGTTACGCAGCGCCGGAGCAGGCAGCGCAAAGCCCCCGCTCCGGGTATGGAGCGGGGGCTTGTTGAGCGTTCTGCAGGACGGTCAGGCTGTATCGCCAGCGGCAGGCGTTTCAAGTTCCTGGAGCTTGGCCAGGAGAGCGTCCGCCTTCGCGCGGGTCTCCTCCAGCGTCTGGCGGAACGTCTTGCGCTGGGTTGGGCTCAGGGCCGCAAGCTGCGTCTCGTGGTAGGCCGAGATACCGGCGTCGATCTTGCGGGCAAGGACCACCATCTGGGCACCGTCAGCCGGCCCCTTGGCCTTCTTGGTGTCCTTCACCACCTTGTCCACCTCTACCAGGGCCTTAGCCTGCCTCTGCGCGAGACCCTGGCGCTGTCCCCGCGTGAGGGCCTGCACCCCGTAGTAGTCGTGCTCCTTCGCCGGGATGCACTCCCGCTTACGGTCCTCGATGTGGTGGCCGATGGCCCGCCGGGTACTGCCCTCACTGTCAGCGGGGATACCGGCCTCCCTCAGAAGGGCATCAGCCAGCGCCTTGTACGTCGCGGAGTTGCCGTTCCAGTCGGTACGGCCGTTGTCGTCCTTGAAAAGGCTCCGCAGGTCGATGAGCTTGCGGGAGATCTCCCGGAGCAATTCCGTAGCCCGACCCTCCACCTGGTGGTACTCAGCCACCAGCGGCTTGGCGGCGTTGTAGATCTCAGAGACCTTCGGGTCCTCCAGGGCCGCGAGAGCTGCCGGGCTCGGAGCGCCGACAATGGCGCCCTCAACCACTCGGCGGGACAGCGCCACTGCCTTTTCCGCAGCTTCCTTGTTCTCCGCAGTCTTCTTCGCCATGCGCGCGGTGATCTCGTCTGCCGAAAGCTCCGGAGCTGCGTCCGTGGTCGTGTGGGCCTTCTCGAACGCCTCTCGGATCTCCGCCCGAACCCGGCCGGAGCCGACGTTCTCGTAACCGACCGACTTAGCCCACTCGCGCATCTCTGCGTTCTTCGCCGCGTCGGCCGAAGGGCGGGCCGTGACCTTGCTCTGGGCGGACTTGGCGGGCGTGCGACGCTCCGCCGTCTTCTTGGCGCCCTTGGCCGGCGTTTGCGTGCTGGTGCTTGTCTCCTTGGCTGCCATGTTGGCCCCCTCTTGGATTCTGGTCTTCGGTGCCGTACTGGAGTGCCGCCACCGGAGCCTTGCCTTCTCCGGTGACCGAGCAAGGAAACCGTAACACAACACAACCCCGTACGGGTTGTGTTGCTTCTCAACGAACCGTGAACTTCTCCCCGCACACGTCGCAGGTGACGCCACCCTGGGCATAGCTGGTCTTGGCCATGTACGCCTTGCGCCCACACCCGCAGGTCAGGACCAGGCGGGAGTCCGTACGCCCTGCGGTCTTCGGCGCTGCGGCTGCCGCCTTCTTCGCTGTGCGCTTCCACGTCTTGAGCGATCCATCCAGGGCATCGAGTAGGGGTGCGTATACCCCTTGGGCTTCCTGGGTCAGGTGAACGTCCGCGAACCCCCGCTTCAGGTCCCGGTCCATCCCCTCTGGCCAGGCAAGACCGAATTCCGATGCCGCTTCGCGGAACTTGCGGTTATGCCACTTGTACCGGTTGGTGCAGTCCCGAATTCCCCGTAGAGCACACTGGGCGTGGGTGGCCTGATGGAGCATGGACGTAAGAACGGCCTTGGGCCCCGCTTGCAGGGTCTCGCCGGACAGCCGAAGCTCCGGCGGCTCCGTCGAGACCACGGCCGTGACCTCCTGGGCGGCCACGCTGTCGCGCAGGCTCCAATTCAACCCGTCCCGCAGGACAGCCATACCAGTGGTGACCGTCACGCCTGGTAGGTCCGGATGCCGACTCTGGATGACCTCCCATGCCGTTTCCAGGGCAGCCAAGATCGCCGCGTTGCTGTCACTCATGGGGGGCGCCTTCCGTTGAATACAGACGGACTCAGATTACCATTCACGTGACCCGTACGGGGGTATTCCGCTTCTGGTTGATCATGAAAGTAGCCCGGACTAACCGGAGTTGAGTCCGATCGGTCCGGGCCATTGATCATTCCATGATCTTGCCGTCATAGGTCTTCGCGTGAGCCTTGGAGGCCGCCACCTTCCGTGAGGCGGCCTCGCCCAGTGCGAGCGTGACCAGTCCCATCAGGACCGCCACCAGGCTCTTACTACCAATGGCAGTCTCTATCTGCGGGTACTGGTGGCTAAGCCAACCGACCAGAGCCGCGATAGCCGCGCGCACCCGGACGGGGTTGGCCTGCACCCAGGCCCGTACGGTCTCGAACATTCGCACTCCATTTCTGTCAGGCGCCCTTGATTGCTGCCAGGTACAGGGCTCCGAGCGTTCCCAGGACCGCAAGGGGAAGAGCCGCCATCCAGCGCTCCACACGGCCCACGCGGTTGGCCTGGCCCTCCTGGGCCCGGATCACTGCCTCCAGGTCCTGGCGTACGTCGTGGAAGTCGTGCCGGAGGCCCATTACCTGGTCGTAGATCTCGCGGGCGGAGATCGTCACCTCCAGGCGGTCCCCGTCGCGGTCTCGCTCGCTACTGGTCACTGCCTCCGTCCCCCTTCTCGGCCGGTGCCTTCGGCACCTCGTCCTTGGCCAGGGTGTTGCGCTGGTAGGAGCCAATGACGTGGGTGGTGATCCGGCCGCTTCCCTTGCTGACGCCCTGGCGCATGCGCCAGGTGGCATCGGTGAAGTGGCCGATCCCGTGCATGGGCCGTGTCACCGTGTGTGTGGTCCACGCGCCAGCACGGCCGCCGGCGGCCGTCCAGGTCTCCCACTCCTCGTAGCCGTCCCCCGTGGAGCACTCCAGGACGACACTCGCGGTCGCTCCTGCCGACGCGTAGGTCTCCGTGACGAGGTGGAGGACGGGGCACTGGACGCGGGTGGCGGCGTACCAACTGACCACGCCGTTCTTGGCCTTGGTCGCGGTGGTCCATCCGGGGGTCGGCTGCCACGGGATGGGCAGGGCCGGGCGGCCCAGGTAGCCGTCCGCCCACGGATCATCCATGACGATGGCATCACCGCTCCGGCTGAACAGCCGGATCATCTGGGCGTCATGTGCGGTGCGATCCACCCCAACCGCGAGAGCCTGTGTGCCGTCCTGCCGGCCAAGGATGGTGCCCCAGTCTTCCCGGGGTGTCTGGCCAACTGCGAAAACGCGCTTGCCGTCCGGGGTTTCGGCGCGGAGCTGGCCGCCTTCGCCGATCACCACGTCACCGCGCTGGATTTCGTCCAGGGCAGGCGCCTTGTTCGCGGCGCTGGTCAGGTCTTTAAGCTGCCGCTCCACCCGCTTGAGTCGATCCGTGATGTCCTGCGGCACGTTGGCCACTGTTGTTCGCCTCCAAATACAGTTCCAGGCTGGCGCCGGCTCCGCGTTCGGCTGGCGTTGCCTGCCAACCCACCACCCGGTACGAGGCGTCCAGACCCTCGTAGTGCCAGGTGTCCGAGATGCGCAGGCGCACGGTTGCCCCGATCAAGTCGGGGGTGATCTGGGAATCCAGCCGCACGCGCAGAGTGGGGATGGTGACCGGCTTCCGCGCGGCGTCCAGGTCCGCGCGGGCGTGTTCATTGAGCGTCGTGGCATCGCGCACGGTGTTGTAGTCGCTGCTGCCGTCCAGCCGGGGCCAGCCGGCCGCCAGCTCCTCCGCGGCCTCCAGCCGATCCGAGAGAAGCGGCGTGCTGGCAGTGGCCTGGTTTCGGTTGGTGGTGGCCCCGCGCGACTGCCACACGGTCGCCACCTGGGTGGCGTCCTGCGGCCACGAGTAGGCCAGGACGTTGCCCGGGTAGGTCAGCATCAGCGGGCGTTGACCGGTACGGATCACGGGGAATCCGAGCTGCAAGGACTTGGTGCGTGCGCCGGCCTCCGAGCGGGAGACCCTGATCCGCCACTCAAAGCCGTTGTCCACCTTGGCCAGGTCGTCTAGGGCTTCGCGGACCTTCGGTACTTCGTCGCCGCCCACCTTGCGAGTCCGGAGTACGCCGGAGGTCTGCGCCGGGTCCATGAGAATCCCCAGGTCTCCGCCGGGCTGCATCTGGGCGTACTCCACGAGCTGCCGCGCGATAGCCAGTTGATCAAGGTGGGTGGCGGTCTGCCGGTCGTAGATGATGCGGTGATCCAGGGCGCTGTCCCATGTGGCCGCCTGAAGGTCCGCGGTCACGAATCCGTGGTCGTCCACCTGGGGCGTCAGTGTCCACACGATGCCGCCCCACCACAGTTCGCGGCCCCGCTCCACCCACACCGCTGTACGTCCCGGCCGTACGGCCTGTTGCACGCGGGCGGACATGGAGCGGTCCGGGATCGGGATGGTTCCCGCAAGTGAGCCCGCCTTGCCGATGTAGTCGTCGAACTTCAGGCCCTTGACGGGCAAGGCGTCGAGGAGCCTGTCCGTTCCCAGGTCCGTGAACAGGAGCCGGAACGGGTCCGGAACATGTTCCGGCACCCTCCACCCCCTCTACTTGTCCAGCGGGTACGTGATCCCGGTGAAGGCCGCCCAGGTGGTCACGCCCTCCGGGACGATCAGCCGGACCTGTCCCGCCGTGGTGAAATCGATCTTCAGCGGGACGCCGCCGGCAGCCGCAGCAACGGGGCTGTAGCGCTTGGGCCGGAAGCCGTCCGGCAGGGGCTTTGCCAGGGCTGCGCCGTCATTGGGCGGGTCACCCTTCCTTGTCCAGCTGATGCCGCCACGCCACTGCATGTGAGGGACGCCGGCGATCGTGAAGCGGCGATAGCGCAGGGGGCCGGCGTTGTTGCCGTCGTTGTTGTAGCCCTCCGCCAGGGCGACGGGCACCCAGGCCACGGCCGCCTCCGGGGAGGGGTACGGCGTCCAGGCGGAACCGTCCCAGCGTTCCAGGCCGCCGGCGCTGTCGCGGTACTGGCCCACGTAGGCGCCGGACCAGCTATCGGACCAGCCGGGCGGGTTGATGCCACCAACAGAGGCTGTGGTCCGGCGCCGGTCGGTAACGGCGGTGGCCCAGTCCAGGCCGCCGGTCCACTGGGATGCGCCGGCCGGGATCGTCACCTCATACAGAAGTTCCGCGGTGCCGGCCACGACCGGCGCCACAGGGTGGGCGGAGGCCGTGCCCTGGATGACCTCCAGCCGGGCCACGTCGTACCCCGCAGCGTCGTACTGCGCGTCCAGGACGCGGATCACCACGGCGTCAACGCGGGGGTGCTGGTAGTCGCCATCTGCAAAGGCCAGAACCTCTGGGGCTGTGACGGCTACGGGGTAGGCCCCCTGTCCGGCCCGGCCCTGGACGATCGCCCGACCGGCACCGATGGCCGCTTGCATATCGCTGACCCGGGCCAGGGCGAAGGGGTCGCCTCCCGGGATCACGCCGCCGCGTGTGGTCATCTCGCCTGTGGGCGTCATGGTGCCAAGGGGGACCAGCCGCGTGTCTTCCCGGCTCTGGCCGGCTCCGCACTCGGAGCGGGTGACAAGCCAGCCACTACGTACCGTCAAGGTTTCTCCTTACCAAAAGGCAGAGCGCCAAAGGATCGAGACAGAAGCGCGGGGGTCGTCATGACCGCTCTCCGCGCTGAACCGGAACCGGGTCGGGCCCGGCTCCAAGGTGAATGTCCGCTCCGGCGCACTGCGGGCCGTAGCGGTGTCGAGACGGGAAGCACTCCCGTTGAGGACAGCCGTCCCGGTCGCGCAATCGACCGTGAGCGTGTCGTCCGGCCCCAGGGCCACGGCGTACTCCAGGGCCCGGCCGCTCTCCTCATCGATGAGCGCAGGGAGCTTGAGCGGGCCGTGGAAGATCACGACTGGGTGAGAAGGGGCTTCCCCGGTGTTCTCCGCCTCCAGCCACCCGTCCCCGGCCTTGGTGCTGTCCCAGTCCAGGGGCCAGGTCAGCGGCCAGGAAAGGCCAGGTTCCGCCGGCGGGAGCCTCGTTGTTGCCACGCGCTGGGTCACTTCGTAGCGCCGGGGGTCGGATGCCTCCCACACCAGGGAGCCGGTGGGCTCCCCGCGGGTGTAGGTCTGATCCGCAGTGAGGGCGCGCTTCGTGATGCGTGCCCACATCAGCCGGCGGGCGCCGGCGAGTTGAATCACAAGGGGCTGTTCCTCCTGGCGAATGCCGGTGACCCGGCGGAGTTGGTCCAGGAGGAGGGGGAAGTCCTGGCGGCGGGCCGGCAGGATGCGGAATTCCCACGTAAGGCTCCGGGTGCCGGCCAGGAGCGGGCCTGGCCATGCCCCGTGTTGGGTGGGCATGGCCACGGTCCCGTTTTCCAGGTCCGGCAGGTCGTCCCAGCCGGTGAGCTGCACCCCCACGTAGGAAGTGGTCTCTCCCAACAGGAGCCCGCCCCATTGCATTTGGCCATCCCGGGTTATCAGGTCGTCCACGTCACCCCCGTGCCTTCATGCGCCATTCCAGTTCGCGGGCAACTTGCTGGGGCGAGATGCCGCCCGCATGGAAGTTCTCGATCTGCACCGACGCGCCCCCGCCCGCCGGGCCCAGAACGCCCAGGCCGGAAGGGGCCGGAACATGTTCCGGCTTCATCGCTGCGGACCCTCCGACCCACATGGAAAAGTTGTCGGTAATCCCGCCCAACTGGCGCCGCAGCAGCGGTACTTGATCGGAGATCCCGGACATGAACCCCTGCATCACCAGACGGCCATTGGGCGTCAGGATGCGCCGGTCCACAGCCGGCGGGCCCTTCCACGAGGTCAGGCTGTGCGTCAGGTTCTGGAGCGTGTTCTTCACTCCAGAAATCCGGGAGGTAATACCGCTGATGAAACCGCCCAGGAGCTGCCGCCCAGCGTTAACCAGATAGCCCCCGAGATTGCCCAACGCCCTCACTGCCCTACCGGGAATGCTAGCGAAGAATGCCATGATTTGAGGGGCATGAGCCCGAAGCGCCGCCCCCATTTGCATTAGCGCCATTCCAGCAAACTGGGCCAGCTTGGGCGCCATTTTCAGGATGTAGCCGGGCGCCTGTATCGCCAACCGAGCGAAAAGCGGAAGAATCTTGGCGATTCCCAAGAGGACGATTTGACCGATCGCCTTGAAGATGTTTCCGAAGTGCGTAAGCATTCCAGAGAGCAACCGCTTCGCGGCGTCGATCGCCCCAGAAAAGTCCCCCTTGAGAAGGCTCGTGATCAACTGAATTGCTGGCACCACGATATTCTTGATCTGAGACGCCAGAAGTCCCGCGAGAATTCCAGCGAGTTTGCCGATGATGGCAATGATCGGGGTGACCACTGGCATGATCGCCTTTAGCGCGCCCATCAGTGCAGTTCCCAGAGCCGCGACCAGCGGCCCAAGGGCCTTCATCAATTGCCCCAAGGCGCCACCGATGGTTGCCAGCGCGGGCGCCAGTGCCGCAATGAGCTGCCCAGCGATTTTGAACACAATTCCCAGGAGCTGACTCGCAATCGCGAGAATGGGCCCAAGAATTGCCGGCAGTTGCGCGAGAATTGGCTTTAGTGCACCCATCAGGGTATTTACGAGTTGACCAATCAAGGCGCCCGTTCGAATAAGAACAGGTCCCAAAAATCCCGCCAATTGCCCGACCAGCTGGCCAATAATTGGCAGAATAGAACCGAGCGCAGATGAGAGGGACGAGACTACAGGCCCCAGCGCGGTACCCAATTGCGCGGCGAGTCGGGCAAGAATTGGCCCGACCGTGGCCGCCAAAGCCTGAATCGGTCCGGCAAGGTTTGTTACCAGAGAATTCAGTAGCGGCATGACAGCCCGGAGGGCGGCCCCGAGCGTTCCGGAGATTACGCCACCCAGCGCCGAAAGCGTCTGGAAAAGCGCCGTGAATGTCGCCTGCGCTTGCGGCGTCGCGGTTATTCGCGCGGTCGTTGCGGCTATCTGGGAGAGCACCCCCAGAAACCCCGCGCCGGCAGCGGCAGCCGGACCAAAGACGTTGGCCAGTGTCGTACCGATATTCGCCAGGGTGCCGAACAGGGTTCGCACCATGGCTAGGGCGTGTTCGATGGTCGCTTGCATGGCGCCGGAGTTGAACGCCCCGGTCATTTTCTGGGACAGCGATTGCAGGGCAGTGCCGGCAGAGGCCGTCAGCCGCTGAAATGCGGGGGCGGCTGCGGCTCCAATCTGAGTCAGTCCCTTGATGAGGACCGCCGGAAGCCCGGAGAGATTCCGCAGGCCCGCCGTGGCCCCGCTCAGTGCCTGCCCCAACGTCCCGTTACTGGCCAGCGTCTTGACCGCGTTCATGGCGCCGGTGGCCATCTGGTTGAGGGCTCCGGCCGCTCCAGTGAGGCCGGTCCGCAGGACGGGCAGCACGGAGGAAGCGGTCCGGGCCAGCGAGTCGCCCAGGCCCTTGAAGAGGGCGCCCTGTACGGAGGTCTGGAGACCCTGCCAAGCCGGCTTCAGGGCCTGCACCTCTGTGACGAACGCACGGGCGGAGGGCGCCAACTTGGCCATGGCGTCCGCGTCGCCGGCGAGCGCTTCGGCCACGCCGCTCATGCCGATCTTGATTGCCGCGCCGGCGGTGCCCACAGCCAGGAGGGCCGGGGCCGCGATGGCGGCAGCCGGCGCCATCTGCGCCAGGGAGGACGCCAGGCTGACCACGGCCGGGACCGCGGAGGCCAAGGAGGTGAGCCGGCCCAGGCTGCCCATCAGCGATCCCAGACCAGCCCCTGAACCGCCCAGGTTCGATAGGGAAGCACCCAGCCTGTTGAGCCCTGATCGGTCAGCCTGGACATCTACCGTGACCACCGGGCGCGGGCGAATGCCGGCCAGCTCTGCGCGAAGTCTCGTGACTTCGCCTGGTGCAATCGCCAGGCGAACCAAGACTTTTGCCTTGACCATGGCCAGCCCGCGCCGAAGGTCCGCAGCGAAGCGGTTCAAATCCGGGGTGACCGGAATCCGCACGGCCTTGATGCTGCGCTTCGTGCGGTCCAGGTCCGCCCGCAGCTCCGGCGCGAACCGCGAAACGTCCGGCAGAACCTTGACCTTGACCTGAGCCCTTGCCTCGATCCGGTCCAGGAAAGTTTGTGTACGGGCTGCGAAACCGTCGGTGGCCGGCAGTACGCGAATGGCGAGCCGGCCGACTTCCCGCCCTCCGGGTCCGGCCATGAGTGGTCACCCCCGTATGTACTTGTCTGGCAATGGCTGGGCCAGCGGATGGCGCGAGAGATTCAGCGCCGGACGCTCGGTTTTGGGCTGCGGCGTCTGAACAGGCTTGGGATCGCTTTTCAGCTTTCCGCCGTTCACCCGCACGTTGTTGGCATCCGCGAAGCGCACGGAATTAAGCAAGTGCGCCAGGAGATAGGTCTGAAGGGTCCAGCCCCGGTGCTCAGGGCCACCCGCCAGTGCGGCCGCAAGCGCGGCGTCTTCGGGTAGGTGCTCGGACAGATTCCACACACGCCGCGGGGCGAGAGTGCCGCGCCAGATATCGGCCAAGTCCAGGCCGTAATAGCGCTGTAGGTCAGCTCTCAGGGGCCCGCCGTGGCCGTCGTGAATTAGCTGTCCGAGTCCGGCGCTTCCGGGGCCTGGGTCGCCTCCTGCCACAGGTTCACAACGCGGACGTACATCCCCAGCGGCCAGCCCTTCATTTCGTCAGCCATGGCCTTGGGGTCGTCCGCGATCACCAGGAACAGGTCCCGGAGCTGTGGCTCCAGCTCCTCCAGGTTGTTGGCGTTCTTCTCGAATGCCTCCAGGAGAACGCGGGCCGTCTTCAGGCCCTCTCGGGAAAGCATCAGAAGATTGCGGAGCTGGACCGTGTTCCCGGCCCGGGTCTGGATCGGAAGCGCGGCGTATTCGCTCTGGGCCTCCGCCATGAGGTCAGCGCAAGACAGAATGGCACTCATTGGGAACTCCCCCTATTCGATGAAGGCTTGAGGACAGGCCGGCTCAGTCCGTGATGAAGGGCGCCGGCCGGGAATCGGCGGAGGCCGGGCTCTTGGTTCCCGGCTTCGGGAGGATCTGGGCCCACTCGCCAATTGCGTTGTCGATGAGGGAAGAACTCAGGAACGTGCCGGTGATCGGGAAGACCACGAACTCATCCGTGGCCATTTCGATGGAGTCGGAGCCCAGAAGGCTCACCCGCGGGTGCCACAGGGGGACGAACTTCTTTCCATCCACGAGGATGACCAACAGGGACTGAATCTGTGGAATCGGTGTGGCCGGGATACGGATAGATCCATCCGGCTGGATGGCGTCCTCCCCCGCACCGAAATAGAACCGGTACGTATCCGCGGTTGCCTGGAGGGCCTGGAACGTCACGGTGTACGTGATGTCCGGGGTAGTCATCCGCAGCTTGGCATTCTGCCAAGATCCCAGAGCTTCCGGGTCGTCACCGTCACGGCCGAATTCCGGGAGATCTTCCCGGCTGGTGTGGCCAATGTTCGTCCACTCCGGGCCCGGCTTCAGCGGGTCGAGAATGCGAGTGGGCTTAGGCGTATCGGGGTCGGCGAAAAAGATGTAGCCGGAGCCAGCCACAATGGCGGCGTCGTCAATCATGGCCACAGGGAGCCTCCATCAGGGCATAGCAAGGCAGCCGCAAGGCGGCGCAAAGCAAGGGAATTGGGAGGTTAGAGAGGCCGCGCGGTCACGCGGTAAGTCGCCTGGAAGCGGAAGAAGTCCGGACCCGGCGTAGGGTTACCCGTGCGGATTTCGAAGGGACCTGCCACGTCTTCACCGTGGCTCAGGTAGCCGTCCACGCCTGCGAATTGGGCACGGCAGGCGGTCAGGAGGACGGCCCGCGCTGTGCGGGCCAGGGCGGAGGCTTCACGCCGGCCGGAGGCCGCGCACTGCACGTCGATCACGGCGGCGTCCAGGCCGAGCGGATCGACGGCCGCGCCGGCAACCCGGCGGGCCACTACCAGGGGTAGCGCCCCCGCCCAGTCGGCTGGCCACAGCACTTGGACCGTGGCGTCCGTGAGGCCGGCGCGCAGGGCATCGACCACCAGGGCGTCAACGTCTGGCAGGACGGGAACGCCGGTCATGTCAGGCCCGCCTCAATGGCGTGGATGCCCTCCACGTAGGTGCCACCGCCGGGGGTCCAATGCCCGTAATTGATCGAGACCACGGCCGGGTCAGCAATGCTCACGGTGGAGTCCACTGTGGAGGTTTCCACCTCCAGCGAGCCGGCCAGTTCGCCGGTATCCCGGTGAGCGTTGACCACAGCGCGGACACGTGCGGCCCTCTTGCTGAGTTCGCGGCTTACCTCTGTCTTGACCTGGGGCAGGTGAGCCACGATGCGATCAAGATTCGGGTCCACGCTCGCCATGGGCTGTCCCCCTCTTTCGGATCGTCGCTACGTCAAAGGCGGTCCGGCGCGTTCCGCCGAATCGCTGTACGTCCCCCAACACGGCCCAGGTCTGGCCCCGCCACTCCACCCGCGACCACGGGCCGGCGGGCAGCGTGCGGGCGTAGACGTGGTAGGTCGTGCCGGTCAGGTAGCCGTTCCCTGTGGCCTCGTCACTGGCTGCGGGCATCACACGGGCGCGAAGGAGGATGGGCTCCCCGGGGCTGGGTTGGATGCCTCCGTAGCCGTCAGCAGCGCTTACGGCTGGGTAGACCGTGATCACCTCCGGCCCCCGGTCCAGGAGGCTCACAGGACACCCCCATGCCGCTCTATTGGCACCGAGTACAGCCCGCCCATGCCGGCCTGCGACCGAATGAGCTGGATCTCCACGGGCGTCAGTTCCACTCCCGTGGGGGCCGTGGCCGGCAACTGGTACTGATAGCCGCCCTGGCTCTCCGCCCGGTACCCCTCAGGGTTCCGGACACGCCGCTCAGCGACTGCCAGCACCACCGCGATGACCACCGCCGGCGCCATGGCTCGGGTCGGCCACGGCAGGCCGTAGGCCCGCACTGTGGCGGAGACATCCGCAAGGGCGGCCTCCGCCATAACGCGCTCTTCACCCTCCAGCGGGTAGCCCAGGCGGGCGGTCAGTTCCTCCACGCTCGCCAGCGGCTCCGTCATTCGGGCCGCCTTACTTCGAGGTGGACCGGCGCGGGGTCGGAGCCGGGGCCGGCGCGGTGGCGTTGAGATCCAGCTTCACCGCACGAACAAGGCCCTTCTCCCGGGTGCCGTCCGGACGCTCATCCCCGACGGGATCGCGCATCACGTTGAACCCGCCGAAGATGTTCACCACCGACCGGTCACGCAGGCGCGCAGAGTCGTAGTCCCTGATCCAGCGCATGGCCAGACCCTGGTACGCCTGAGACGCGCCGAAGGCGGCACCGTCCGGGATCGCCGGCGCCCTCGTGGCGACAGCGAAGGCCGACGGCACGAAGGCGTAAGCGGCCTCCGGGTCGATGGCCTCACTGGTCACGACCGTGAAGCCGGCGATCCGGCCCACGGTAGCCTCCTGGAGCGCGGAGACGGCCGCGCCCTCACCGGTGGAGTCCATCCGGTTGAACCGCTCGGAGAGAAGGATCTTCTCCTCCACGTCGGAACCCACCAGGAGGTACCGGCCGCCCTTCGGAACGAAGGAGCGGTTCAGGGCCTTGCGCGCTGCGACCACCGACACGTACGGATCACGGCCGTCCAGGGGCAGGGTCGTGCGGTAGGGCGCGTTCTCGATCAGCGCGGCCACGTTGTCGTCAACGGCCTCCGCAATCGCACGGGTCTGCGGCGCAAGGATCTTCTCCCCGAAGTCCGCAATATCCAGCGTCAGTTCCTCGTCCGTCACTGGAACCGCGCTGTAAATGTCCTTGTGGAGGCTGACGTCTATCCGGTCCTCGTGCAGCTCATCCATCACGATGGCCTCAGACCGATCATTGCGCCAGCCGTACTCACGAGCCTTGAGCCGGGCCGGAATGCGGATGGTCACGGTGTCGTTCTTGGCACCGACAAAGTTGAAGTCACCGTCCGTCCACACCAGGTTGGTCAGGACAAGATCCCGCTCCAGCAGACCCAGGGCCGCGGATGCGATGACTTCAGGCTTAAGAAAACGATTCGCCATTGCGGCGTCCCCCTAGGGCATAGAAAAAGCCCCGTTCAAGGGGCTGTGCAGGTATGAGCGTGGCGTGCGGGTCGCTCAGCGCCGGCGGCGCGGGATCAGTCCCGCCAGAGCGGCCGGGTCCTTCGGTGTGGTCTTCTCGCTGGGGTCCAGCCCGCCACGGCCCAGGCCGACCGCCCGCGTGTGGAATGCCTCTGCCAGCGCCTTGGCGTCCGCCTCCCGGGCCTCTTCGGTCTCCCCGGTGACGCGGGCCGCCAGCACGTCCGGGAGCCGGTACGTACGGGCCAGGCGCTCCCGGTGGAGATCGGTCTCCAGCTCCGCCACCCGGGCTGTGGCCGCCGCGAAGTCCTCCGGGCTCTTGGCCTTCGCCAGCGACTCCCGCAGCTCCTTGGCAGCCACGCGATACTTGGCGGCCTCCTTGCGGACGCCGGCCAGTTCAGTGCGTGCCCAGTCAGGAAGCCCGGTCTCGTCCCGCTCGGAGTCGCCCGCCGGGCTTTCCACGGCCGGCTCCGGGGGCTGGCCGGCGCCTTCCGCCGTGGGGTCCGGAACATGTTCCGGCGTCTCGTCGGTCTCGGCAGAGGGCGCGTTCTGCTCATCCAAGGAAAGCCTCCTGGGGCCAGGCAGCCCGTCGCCTGGACAGGCTGAAACGAAGTGGTCAGGTAGTGCGGCGACGCTCGCGCCGCTGGCTGTCGATGTGCCGGCGCCATGCGGCGCGGGCTTCAGCGCCTGCAAGCCCCTGCGTCACCCGGCGCCAGTCCTGCGCGTACTGCGCGGAGGCGTCCGGAAGGAAGGCGGTCCGCGAGTAGACCGGGACCGTTTGGCAATGACATTGATCGTGGTACTTCTGGAGGCCTTCCGGATCTTCAACAGGTGCCATTCCGCGTCCCGTTCGGCCCCGGATGCCGGCGATCTCGCGTGAGCGGTAGACCGCTCCGCGACTGGCCAACATCGCGCACCAGGAGCACGGGTCACCATCCGTGACGCGTGCCCAGCCGATCACCCGCGGGTCCGCGCGGGAAGCATCGCGGAACAAGTCCCGCCCGCCCCGCAGCGCTTCGCGGTCCGCGGCTCCCGCCGAACTGGTGCCGGCGTCACCCATGACGCTCTCCAGCTCCTCCAGGAAAGCGTCATCCAGCCGGCCGCGCTGATCACCACCAGACACCCGCCCAATGCCCTGATGGGCACGGACCGGGCCCGTGACGACCAGCGACGTTTGGGCCGCCGCGTCCTGGCCGGTGATGTCCTCTTCCGGCCACTCGATCTCTTCGACCTGGACGGCATCCCCATCGTCCGGCAGCTCCACATGTGGGGCATCGGTGTACTGCGCCCAGTCCTCCCGCAGCTCCCCGAGCGTCACACTGTCGCCGGCACTCTCGCCGGCCAGCGGGGGCAGGGTGTAGCCGGTCTCAAGGGCCCGGTGCAGTCGGTAGACCGATGCGGCGGCCTCCCTCGATCGTGTCCGCTCCCGGCGGATCACGGTCAGGATGGCGGCCAGCCACGCGGTAGCCGATGCGGTCAGCGACGTGGGCGAGACTCGCTGCCACGCCGCCAGGGCCTGGGCAGAGACTCCTGCGCCGATGCGGGCCTGTACGCGCTGGTGATCAACGTAGAGCCGCGATAGCTCACGCTGCTGCGGCATTGTCGGTCGGCTCCTCCCCATCGGGCAGGGCCGATGCTGGGGCCGGGACACTGGCGCGGGTCAGCGAGTCAGCCAGCCGGAGGGCTGGGTCATCGTCTTCTTGCATCTGCGCCCATTGCTCCACGTCCGTGGCTGTCGCCCCAGGGATGCGGGACCACAGCGCGCGGGCCGGTACGTTCAGCATCTGCACGGCCTTGCCCAGCGCATCCACGGTCTGGGACAGCGAGCGGGATTCGGCGTCCTTCCACAGGACTTGTGCCTTGTCGTCCTCGTCCACGCCGGCGATCCGCCCACACAGGCGGAGGACCAGCTCCCAGGATTCGCCGAACACGTGCTTGTACTCGTCCACGGCCCGGGTCAGTGCGGCCTCTGCGGCAGCCAGGGCCTCCGCGGACAGGTTGATCAGGGAGCCAAGGAGGTAGTGGGGTGGGGTCTGGCTCACGGCGGCCAGCGCGCGGACGGCGGCCTCAATCGCATCGAGGAACCCTGAGAGCGGGGTTTCATCGAGTTGTTGAAACTTCGTGTCCGGGTCGGGAGCCACCAGGAAGCGCGATGCGTCCGCCTGGATGGGCACCACTCGCGGCTTGCCCGTGCGGGGGTCGTAGACGATCTCCCCGGTTTCCGGGTCGCGCTCGAACTCGGGCGCCATGCCGCTGATGGTTCGCACCTTGAACGAGCCGAACGACTGGGCAACGAGAAGATCAAAAGTGGTCTGGTTGACCCGATCCTGGATCGGGATCATGGGCTCCACCACGCCCGTGACCACGCCCTCCAGGTCAATGTCCGGAGCGAAGCGGATCACGGGGCACACGCCCAGGTTGTGGGCGCGGAAGCCAGCCACTTGGGGGCCGTCCTTGCCCCCGATCACCAGCTCTGTGACGCCCTCCGCGTCGTACAGCCATGCCCGCTGTTCCTCACCTTCCTGCGGGGGGTCCTCCAACTGGAGTGCCCACAGGGGGGTTTCATCAGCGGCAGGGTCCTCGTACGCCGCGTACATCAGCCGGGGTGACACCCCGCGGATGATCGCCCGCGAAGGGTCCGCCGGATCGGGCAGGACCGTGACGAAGGCTTGTCCGTAGGCCAGCGCCGCCCGGTGTACGGCCATCTGCCGGCCATCCATGCGGTTGGCCTGCCATGCCTCCCACTCCACCGACGTGGCCGCCGGGTCGCCGGCCTGGCCGGCACGGCGGTAGCCCTCAACAGCCAGGGCCTGGGCCGGCGTCTTCACCAACAACGGCAGCCAGTTGGACACCGCGCGGCGGGCCAGGAGCTTGTACTCCTCCGACGCATTGCGCGGCATGTACGGGCCGTCATGGTCACCCTTGAGGTACCGGTGAATGCGGTCCAGCCGCTCCCGGTCAAACCCCAGCTTCGTGAGGCCCTTCTCTGCCGCCTCCAAGGGGGTGACGTTCGATACAGCCACAGCCACCCCCCTGGGCGCTAGAAGAAGAACACGGACCCGGAGCGTTCGCGGGGCCGTTGCTTGCCGGACTCAAGGAGTCGGTGGCGGGCAAGATCCGCCAACAGCGTGGCCGCGTAGGCGTCCACCTTCCGGCCGCTCTCCCGGCTCTCCTTGCCGAAGGAGAGACCGAACCGGTTGGGCCGGCGCCGGGCGTTCAAAACGTGCCGGCGCAGAGTGCGGCCCAGCGGAGACGAAGTTCCCCCGTGCCGTACCTGGCCGTTCTCGATCGCGGAGACCAGGCGCTCATTGGCCACCGTCAGCTCCTGGAGCCCGCCGCGCATGTCGCGTCCCACCGCGGAGTGCGTGGAGGCACGGACCAGGAGGCGGTCCCGGTAGTCCTCCGACCATGCGTCGATGGTCGATTCCCACAGGGCCACGTCCGCGAAGAAAGCGAACACGGTGAACCGCTCCAGGGCGTTGCGGACCGCTCCGTCCACTTCGTGGCGGTCCACCTGCCAGCCGTCGCCGGCCGGGCCGTCCGGGCGCTCCCAGACCCCTAGGGGCTGGATCAGTCGGTCCCGTACGCGGACAGCGACGAGACATGTGGAGTCGTCGCTCTTGCCCCCGTCGAATCCAAGTGTGATCTCGTCCCCGGGCTGTAGCCCCTCATCACTCGCGCAGGCGTCCCAGTCCTCCGGGGCTATGAGCTGGTCCTCCGCGGTCACCAGCTGGTTGAGGAACATGCGCTGTGACCGGGCGCGCGGCATAACGCCGCTGTAGATCGTGGAGACGATCCAATCCACGTCCAGCCATGTGGCATCCCCGCGGGCCGCGATGATGCCGGCACGGAGCTGGTCCGGGTCCGCCAGGTCAACCGGCGGGGACTCCACGCTGTCGTAGTACGCACCGGAGTCCCGGGCTTTGCCTTCGGCCACCTTGCTCCAGGCATGCCACGTCTGTTCCGCCACGCTGTCCTCACCAGGCAACGGGGCGTTCGTGATCTCCATGGTTCGGGCGCCACCACCGCGGGACTTGCCAACGTTGCCGGCGATCGTCTGAGCCATCTCGTGGCCCTGGTTGGCGGCTATCCAGTGGTGCGTCTCGTTCAGGATCACGAAGGTGGCGCGGCCACCCTCCAGCGTTCGCGGAGAGGAGGTAACCGCCTCGATCACTCCGCCCCGGGCGGAGTAGATGATCTCTTTGCCCAGGTCTAGGCCGTGCTCCTCGATCAACTCCGGGGAACACATGGGCCCAAAGAGACGCATGGTGTTGCGGGTCTGGTCTCGCGAGACAGCCGCCACCTGGACCCACGGAGCTTGATGGGGCACCGCGTACGGAGTCCCGTCCGGTCGCCAGCCGCCGAAGCGGGAGGGGCCGCAGAACTCCACCAGGGCCAGACTCGCCAGGAATGGGTCCTTACCCCAGCCCTTCAGGCGTCGGATCGTTCCTTGCCGGCGCACGAACACGCCGGTCTCGTTTATCTCGAACCAGCGGAGCACAATGCGGACTTGCTCCGGGGTGTACTTCCACGGCTGGCCGGCCTCCGGGCCGTCCGGCTGCAACAAGTAGCGCGAAGTCCATTCCAGGACTTCCCACCCCAGCGTGCGGGTTTCCGACGGCACGCTGTCCGCCCAGGTGCGTACCGGCTCAAGCGTGACTGCTGTCATCGGCACGCCTCCCCGAACGTCACCGCTCGTGAATGGCGGCCGGCATCAGCCGTCGGAAGAGCCGGCGGCCTTGCGGTAGGAATCCATGAGCGTCACGCGGGCGGCCTCTCGCGGGTCTTCTGCGCCGCTTTCGCGCTCCAGCTCCACGCGGGCCCGTCGCCGGGCGCCCTCCGTGGTCAGGAGATCGGTCATGCCGGATAGCACCGCCTGGAGCAACTGGGCGGAGAACTTGCCGGAGTTGAGGTTCCGGCTCATGGCCTCCGCCAGATACAGGGCAGTGGCCCAGTCGCTGGCCTCGTAGAACTGTGCCTGTCCAGACTGGACAAGCGACGCGTACCAGCGACCAGCGATCGGGTGCCACTCCTCGTCCGCCGGAGGCACGTCCGGGGCGACTCCACCAGGAGCCTTCACCACGTCGGGGCCGTCGCTCTTGTTGCGCCGGCGACGCTGGTCACTGCGCTTCGGGACGGGGCCCGGCATGGTGTCACCGCCTTTTCTGTACCGTTGGACAAGCCCGTTCGTTCAGCTTGGGGTCAGGCAGCCGGTTCGAGTCCGGCCGTCACGGTCTCCGCCCTCTTGCTCGTCCTGCACACGTCCGAACTTCTCTGGCACGTCCTCCCGAAGAAGGCACGCCGTTGGGTGAAGGAGCACATCAGGAAGGGGGTGCGGAGCATGGTCCGTAACCTGCCCGTCCTTATGGTGGGGGCCAGTGTCGCGGGAGGCGTCTACCACCTGGCCCATGCTGAGCGAACGGGCTCACGCCAGCGGTGACGACCTTGGAACCCGTACACGATCTGAGCCGCTATACGCTTGCGATCCGGAGGCTAAGGCCAAGGGGGGCATCCCCCCAGGTCACAGCTCCGCAGGGTGTGAAGCCTCCGCCCGCTGGCGCGTGGGTCGCGCCTTCGCCCTGTTGGCCTCATGACCTTCACGCGCGCTCTTACGTGCGTGATGCCACGAGCACAGGGCCTGAAGGTTGGTGAGGTTGTGATCATCACCGGCCTTGATGTGATCCACATCAGTGGCCGGCTCAGTGCACCGCACCCCATCGACCGAGACAGCCACACACTGGTAGCCATCGCGTTGCAGCACCACCGCTCGCAGGGCTGGCCAGTTCGAGGGGAGACGCTGCCGGCGGTTGCTCGTGCCCCACGCCATAGCGCCTCCCTTCTCCCGCTGGCTACACCCAGCCTCCAGTCAGGAGGTGGGTCACCAGCCAGGCCAGCCCCAGCAACAGGGCAGTACGCCGCACCTTCACCAGCGGGCCCCGCCCTACGATGCCAGCCCACTTCCACACGTGCTCGCTGAAGGTGTCGCCCGCCCTCTTGTTGAGGAGAGCCCGGGTCTCCAGTGCCACAAAGGCAGCAAGCCATCCCAGCCAGGCCACAGACCACATAGACAAGCTGTCTCCCCGTCCGTGAGACCGGAACATGTTCCGGTCCTGAGCTACCCGGGCGCGACTAGCAGGCGTTCGGCGGCAGCGTGGGCTGCACGCACAGGCAACACCCGCGGGCAATGGAGGCGTTGGCCCACATGAGGACTTCCTCCAGCTTCATGAAGACCACCGACTTTTCCCGGTCGTCCGGGAGCTGTTCATTCAGCGCCACGGCCAGCCGCTTGACCTCCGCGCGCACAAGCGCGTGAAGCTCCACGGCCTGCTCACACCGCGGAGGGTGATGGTCGAACCGCTTGCAGATCTCTTCGTATGTCATCGCACACCCCCGCCGGCGGGTGAGAGCGGCCCCAACCGGACTTGAACCGGCGTCCTCCCGATCGACAATCGGGCGCTCTCGCCAACTGAGCTACGGGACCCTGCAATCCCCGCTCCCGGGACAGTGTCACCAGGAGTGGGGACGCTTACCGCCCGTCTGCGGCCAGGCCCTTGGTCAGCATTTTGACGGGCGAAAATCGAATGCTGGGCGAACCACGTCACCCCCAGCACGGACGCCCCGACCGCTATACACCTTTGGCGTCGTTCCTGACGTACCCCTGGCGGGACTCGAACCCGCGCCAATGTAGGTGGACTTGGAAAACGCGCTTCCCTGTCGGGGGCTGAGGTTCCCCAACCCCGCACCTTTTGAGTACGGGGCCCGATCCCGGTGCTTCCGCAACCGTCCCACCATGCCGCCGCTCCGTTTTTCGGCCGCTCTTCCTTCTGAGCTACAAAGGCAAGTCAATCCCCCATTGCAGCCGCGTAAGCCGGTCAAGGGGCCTGTGTGGTGGGGGTCGAACCCACGCTTCGTCCGTGTTCCCTGACCCTCGCCAGGGCCAGGTACTAGGTCCGGGTGCACTCCACACACCGCACACAGGAGAACAAGGGCCCCGTCCGGGGGCCACCTCAACCGGGAGATACCTGGGAGGGCCCACTACGGACGGGGCGGAACGGGTTCACTCTCACGTCCACGTCTACGCGCTGGCGCGTGGAACGGTTCCCGCTCACGTCTTAGTTGTCTGGGGACGGTTACACGCTGAAGGAGGTGGGAGAAGCCTGCCGGTGGGGTGATGCAAAAGAACTGCATCTCTGCACTACTTCCTATGTGGATCTTCCAAGGAAGTAGGTCAGAGATGCAGTTCTTTTGCATCACATCGCGCCCTGCCCACCGGTGATGCGCGTCCTACTGTGGGGTGCTGCCTGGCGAGTGGCCACGGCCAGCCGGCGAGTGACGCGCCTCACGGGGCCAGCCTGCGCCCCATGCTGCGGGTCACACCGCAAGCATCGGCTCCTCGTCCTCCTCTTCGAGCTGTGCCCACTCGATCACTACCCGGGAATCCCCATCGAACCTGACTCCCTTTTTCGCCGCCTTGGCCACGTACACCCTGTCTATGGCCAACCCCAGGAGTTCCCGCTTCAAGGCGTCATCCGCCTTCTCCCACGCCTTCGCAGCGTGCCCCCACATCAGGAACGTGATATCCACGGCTCCGCCAGACAGCTTCTCTACGCGCTTCTCGGCTGCCGTAAGCCGTTCCTCAGCCTTGACCTTGGCAGGAATGCGGTACTTCGCGGAACGCCCCTCATAGAATCCCGCCCGGTCGTCCGCATGGAATTTATCCAGTGCGGATTTCGCCTCTCGCAGAGCGGCCGTCGCTTCACGCATACCTTTCGCTTCCTTCGGTCGCGTGAGAGCATGCCAGCGCTGAGCGACCACAGCCAGAATAGGATCATCCGGTTCTGCGTTATCGAGCCTGGCGAACCACAGCTTGAGCACATACTTTTCCAGAAGGCTTCGCATAACCGTCGCAGGCAGCCCACAATCAGGCCCTGAGCAGACGTAAGAAACCCCATTGAGGGTCATTGCGTACTTGCATGAGAGGCAACCGACACGCTCCGCAAGAAGGTGCTTACTGCGCCCCTCCCTTGGTGTGTTGTCTAGAATCTGGTGGCCACTCAGGACCCGCCGGGCCTTCTCCGCCAGTGCCTTCGGAATCATTTCCGATTTCTTGGCTGCCACCTTAACGCGCTTACCCTCTTCGTTTCGGTAGGCAGTGGGGCGACCCTTAATGCTTACCGTAAGCCAGCCCTCGTAAACTGGATTGATGACGATATAGCGAATACTTTCAGCGCGCCAAGCATTACCCCACGCTGTCTTGATTCCCTCACTATTGAAATCCCGCGCAAGCGCTCGCGCCGACTTCCCTTCGGATATCTCCGCGAAAATCCGGAGGACGATATCCCAATAGGAATAGCTCCGCTTTTTGGATTTTTTCTTATCTGGCGAAAGCTTCCCGGTCTTCTTGTTGACCTTCAGCCCGAAGGGAGCACGGGAAAGCCAGCGCCCTTCATTGCGCTGTTTAGCCTTCGTGCTGGACACGTTATAGGAAAGGCGATTGGAGTAATCGCGGGCTTGTTCCGCCTTATCGATGATCCATTTACGGTCCCGCTCGTTCATCGAGTCCAGGCCCTCGTAGTCGAAGACCACCCGCGCCTTGCCCAGGATCGGGACGACCGCCTCAGCGCCCTTGCGGCTGAACCTGTCGAGTGCGTAACACCACAGGGCGGGAACCTCAGCGTTCAGGACTGCATCCATAGCAGCGTCGTACTTTGGACGCTCCACATCAGACCAGGCGGACAGATTCTCTTTCCACACCTTGCGCACGCGGTACCGGTTCGCGTCCGCCCACGCCCTCCCCCGGTCCTCCTGTGCCCGGATAGACAGGGTCAACTCCCCGTCACGCACCCGCTTCGACTTGCGCAACAGGAGGTCTACGAATGGCCAGTTCTCCCGATCATCTGACAT